TATCAGAAGAAGAACGAATTAAATTAGTTAAGAATGGCGGAATAATGGAATTCTTTTCTGCTAGAGCAATATTAAGTTTATTAAAATCATTATTTGTTTTTATATTATCAAATTGCTTTATGTCATTTAAGATATTCTTAGTCGCAGCTGGTGTTGCTGGAACAATATTAACTGTATTTGGAGTAAAAGCTACTGTAGATGAACATGGTAAAGCTTCTCCTGATGTTCCTGGCGCTACACAAACTCAAGGATTTTTCTCTAAGCTATTCCATGGTGGAGATAAACCAACAGCAGATTCAATTGATGTAAAACTTCCAGAGAAACTTCCTGAAGTGCTAATGAATCCTACATCATTTGGATCACAACAACATGCAAATGATAGAAGAAGTATTTGGGCAGAACAATTTCCGTCAGATAGTTTTAAATCTGTATTATTAGATTGGATTAAAAAAGTTTATCCAGGATTATCAGGTAAAGAAGATTTAATAAGAAAAGGAAAGTCATATAATTCTGTAGTTAAATTATTTGAAAAGAATAATCCACCAGGGTCAGAAAGATTTTTAACTGTTATTCCAGAAGGATTTAATAGTATAAAAGAAATAGTTGACGCATCTATAGTTTCAATAGTAAATGAACTATCAGGTGATAAAAGCTAATCTACTAAATAACAAACATTTTTATAGGTAAACCATGAATCATTCTGAAATATTTGAAGCATATGCAAAGATAGCAACAGCTGAAGGTCTTTTACAAGATCGTAAAGAAACATCTTTAGAAAAAAAACTAGAAACTAATAAAGACCGTAAATATAATTCTAGAAAAGATTATTCACAATTTAAACATATGGATGATAAAGGTAAAGATCTATACAATCTAAAACCAGATCAAATATATAAGTATAAAGATAATATTGCAGAATCTGCTCATAAAGATTCTTTAAATTTAATTCCATCATATGGTGACAATGGTATAGTTGAAAATGTTAATGAGACACATGAAGAAATGTTAAAAAAAATAGAAAAACATCCTCATGGTACATATTTACAATTTGTTAAAGCAGAAAATGAATTATTAACTGAACTTGTTAGAATAGCAGATTACTTAGATATTCAAAATGAAGATAAGTTAGTGTCTTTAGCAGATGGATGTATTGAAGTTTTAAATAAAAAAGCATCTGAATCAAAAAAAAACTTTAAAAAAGTAGCAGTGGCACCTGCTGCAGCAGCTGGTTTAGGTATTGGATCTACAGTTGTATTAGTAGCAGCATCTGTTGGATTAGTTTATGGCATTATATTTGCTTACAATAATATTAATACTGACAAAGGTGCTCTTCAAAATATAACATCTGCTAAAAAAGAATTGCAGGAAGTATTAGATGATCAAGAATCTTCTAATTTAGAACAAACTATTAGAACTGGTATACAAAGATTAGATGAGCTAAAGATTAGATTAATAAATCATTATAAAACTACTTTAAGCGACAAAACATTTATGACAGAAGAAGAGTTTAATAAGTATAAAGAATCTACTGAATTTAAAAAAGGATTAGAAGATCTAAAAAGTTTAAATGATTTAATTAAATTATCAAAACAACAATTTTCTGTACTAATATCTCAGTTAAAAAATCTTGATGATTCTAAAAATTATTATCAAGAAGAAGATGGTGTATTTTCTAAAAATTATTGGAAAAATAGAGGAAGAGACGTTGGAAAATTATTTAATACTAGTGGGCCAAGAGACGCTCAATTAGCATTAGAAAATGTTGTTGCTTCTTTAGGTAAGTTTTTATCTGCACAACAAGAACAACTAAAAACTGGTGAACAAAAAGCTAAAGAACAAGAAGCTACATCACCAATTGAATCAACTGTTGATACTTTTAAAAAGAAATTTGATGAAATTACAAGTTCTGGAAATAAATCATCTTCACCAAAAGAAGAAAGTATTCCAGATAAAAAACCTTCGGCATCATCTGAATCAAAAACAAATAAACCAGCTCCAGATTTTTCTTGGATGGATAAAAAATAAATTATTTTATAAATATATGGAATAGTTTGTTATAGAAAGTATACGTAAGACCAGATCAAAGACCAAACAAATTTTTTTCAGGACAAAACAATGGCACTTAGACCACTTCAAGCAGGCCGCGAACCATTAGGCCAATTCGACGGATTAGACGCAGATTTAACTTCATTCAAAGGTGGAGAAGCTTGTACTTTCGTAGCTTCAGCACTATCAGCAGCAGATAAGGCTGCTAAAGATGCATCAGACGGTTATGTTGTTATTGCAACACCAGTACGCCCAGTTGTTGCTCTATTATCAGCAGATACTGCTAGACCAGTAATGTTAGCTGACGAAGGTGTTACAGGATATGGCACACTTTTCGGTTCAGTAGTTGGCGGAACAGTTGGACAAGTTGTTACCGGTGGAGCTTCATTAGGACCACACACCGCAACAGGTTCAGGTAAAGTTACCTGCTGGGATAAACCAGGTACTTACGCAATTACTCTAGACGCAGTTGATACAGATGCAACAAACGGATTAGTTCCAACCAATACAGCATTAACTGTTGGTTCAGCTGTCCACGCAGTTTATACTGGCGCAAACAAAGGTAAACTAACTTCAGTTAACGGAACCAGCCACTCAACAGCAGCTGTTGGTCGTTTAATTGAATTCGCAACCGATGGTGTACTCGTTACAACTCCAGGTTCATTAGTTACTGGTATTAATTCACCAGTTGGTGTTTCAACTCTAGCAGTTGATCCACTAAAAGTTGCTATCATTCACTTCAATCCACCACTCACCTAATTAATCTAATTAGCTTAGCATAGTTAGCGGCCTAACTTAATAAAAAGCAACTCTTAACCGGGTTGCTTTTTGTTTACATATACTTCTAATTTATTTGGGCGTTTTTTTTGTTTGTATAATTTGATATATTGTTATGTTTAATCCAAATAAGATATATCTATATTCTTTGTCATTTCTTAAATATGCTGAAGATTTAAATCCAAAACAAAAGCTTATTTCTTTTATAGAAGAAGCAATGGATCTAATTGATTATTCATTTGTGATAAGTAGGGATATAAATAAAGAAGATAAGATATTAAAACTAAAAAGTATAAAAGAACAAGCAACTAATATAATTAAAGAAGCTGCAAAAATAGCAATACAATTTGAAAATTCAAAAGAACTAAAACAGCAATATGGTTTTACATATAGTCAACGTGGTGGTGGTTACGTAGACAAAGTAAAAGAGATAGCTGAAACAATAAAATCTTATATTCTTTTTTCGCTAGCAATAATAAATAAAACTTATAATGTAGAGCCTATAAGAATAGATTACTTTATTAATACATTTAAAAAAGACAAAAATTTATTATTAGACGCAATAAACTTAGCAAATATTAAAGATGTAACATCTGACGACTATAAATTATCTAAAATAGTGTATACGCCTAAAAATTCAAATAATTCAGAATTAAATATTAAATCAACTACTAGTTTATCAACATTAAAAGATATATTTATTGTTAATAGATTATTGCCATCTGATAGTATACAAGACCCAAATGAATTAGATGAGACTGAAAACTTTAGCACAGTAAATGTAGCATCATCTATTAAAGATTCTATACAAAATAATGCAAATATACCACAAGCTAATAAAATAATAGATTACTTGAAATCAAACCCAAATAAATTAATATTGTTTGCTTTTAAAAAACATTCATTTCATTATCAAATAGTGGAAGATATGATAAAAAATAATAAGTTTGAATGGGATAAGATATCAAAAGATAATATATATACATTATTGCAGCAAGGCTATGATATAAAAATGTCTGTATTTAAATCAATGCTAGATAAAGCAAATGATTATTTTCAAAATGGTTTAAATGAATCATCTGCAAAAGTATTATCATATCTTTTAATGAATTTTAGTAACTTCAACACATCCGAACAGAAACAAGTTATTATTTTTATACTAGATAACTTTAAAACAGAAGATTATTCAAAATTATTATCATTTATAAATAAAAAATCTATTGTTTATTTAATTAGCATTGCTCATATAAGTAATGCTATGACAAAACAATTTCTTACAAATATTTATCAAGCAGAATTACCAGAAAATTATAATGAACCAGAAAAATTTGATTCAGAAAGTATGTATTCTTTTCATGAATATGAATACAAAGATAAAGATAGCGAATATACATTATCACCAGACCTTAATAGAATAAATAATTTTGATACAAAACATCATAATGAAATTATAAATTATTTATCAAATAGAGATGAGTATTTATCAAATATATTAGATTTGTTTATTGAAAATAATTATAAAGAAGTATCAAAAGATAGAGAATTAAGAACAATTAAAGACACATCTAATCTTTTAAATTTTATAAAAAATACAAAGTATAGTGGACAAATATACGGAACAAATTTATTAGATTTATTATTAATATATTCTCCAAATAGTTTGGGTAAACAAATAATATCTACTTTTTCTAAAGATAATGAATATTCTATGGAATCAGTTATAAGTAGTTTTATATTTTTATATAAAGATTATGATACCACGCCAAGAATATATGATCTAATAGAATCAAATTATAATTATGTCTTCTCAAGTGAACAATTTGTTTCTTATATAAATAATAAGATTAATAATTATATACATAACTCAGATACTATACGTAATCTAGATGCAATTTGTGAAATTATAAAAGTACATTCAAATAATGACGTTAAACTAAAAATAAAAGAGGCAGCTTCAAAAATATATGTGTATTATCCAAAAACAAACGATGCAACAAAAGATTCTATATTAGAAGCATGTAATATTTAATAAAAAAATATCATAAAATATGTTTTTCTAGGAATATTATATTATCTCAATCAGTAGATTTATTAAGTACTACTAATTTTACTTTAAATCTAAGCTGGTAAAACGGCAAACATTTCGTTCCGGAGATATATAAAAATGTCAAACATGTTTAATTCAAAAGGTGAAGTAAACGCTTACTCACTAAAAGATGCACTTCAAACAATCGCAAAGTATGCTTCCCTCATGGAAGATAATACACCATCAAACGCAGCTCTTACCCCAGCAATGTCAGATGACAAACGTGATGAACTTATCTCACGTGCCATCATGACACAAGAAGGTAAAATCGCCCTTGCTCAAGCAATGGCAAATCCCATTAATTAATTGCGGGTGGGATTAAAATTTGGCTATATGCTGGAAACTCTAAAAGCTAGAACACTTTCACACTTCATAGATTATGCACCGTAGCTAATCTCAAATAAGTTAAAGTAACAGATGATAGATGATATAGGTAATCAGCAGGGAAGATTGGCAATAATGGAAAAAACTGAAAACTTAATAAAATTATATGAAGCTGGCCTTACTATAAAAGAAATAGCAGATAGAGTTAACGCAAGTTACGAAACTGTTAGAAAACTTTTAAAAGGTAAAGTTAAATGGAGCAGAAATTATATTTCTGATCTAACACCAGAGCAAATAGAAAATATACTAAAACGTTTTGATGAAAAACAAAGTATAGATGAAATTGCAAAATGGTATGAAATAAGTAAACCTGCAATATATAAATTATTAAAAGCAAACAATAGAAAATTTATAGCTTCTGACAGAAAGTATGATATTTTAAGAGATACTCCAATAAATTCGATTCAAAAACAATTTATTGTAGGAACTTTATTAGGAGATGGTACTTTATATAAGGAAGGTAAAAATTCTATGTATAAATTAAGTTTTCGGACATTGTGAAAAACAAGAACAATATTTTCACTGGAAAATTTCTATAATGGATCCATTTATCAATAACTTTAGAAAGAACATTGATAAAAGAGGTAATTCAATAATGTTACAAACAAGTTCAATATGTCATAAAGATTTTAAGCAAATAGCTGAAATGTTTTATGATGAGAATAGAAAAAAATATATACCTAAAAATTTAGATATGTATTTTACACCTTTAACATTAGCTGTATGGATTATGGATGACGGAAATTTAAAATCTAAATGTAATTATAGAATTGCATCTATGGGTTTTACCAAAGAAGATAATGAATTGTTACAAACTTATTTATTAAGATGTTTTGATGTAAGATCTAAAGTAGTTGAGTATAAGAATAAACAAAATAACAAAACTTACTACTCAATATCAATAAATAAAGAAAATTCACAAAAAGTTTCAGACATAATCGAACCACATGTGGTAGATTGTATGAAATATAAATTAATGCCAAAACCCTCAACGACTAATATGCCGAACTCCAATTTATTGGATGATGATAGAGTCTGACCTTCCATAGAGATATGGAGAATCAAGCAGAAATGACTTGATCAAATTAATAATTAATACCATGATTAATTATTAAATGTAACAATCTACAGCCGTAGAAATTTAGACTATCATGGAATTGCACGTAGAGCACTAGTAGTTGACCCACTAGGTCAAGGTGTTCTCCCAGTTTATGATCGTGACATCGACGTTACCGCTGTTGTTGTTTCAAGCAACGGTACAGGCGCAGAATCACGTGTCTTTGGTGATCGTATCGTAGTTCCAGAATTTGAAATTTATTCAAATCCAACTGTACGTATTGCAGAAGTCAAAAGACGCAGATTTAATGTAATTGATCGTGCCGTTCAAAAGGCTCGTCAAGAAATCATGGCACAAGAAGATGCAAACGTCTTCGCAGCAATTGATTCAGCTTCAACTGTTGAAAACAGCCTACAAGATATTTCTGACACCGGTCTTCTAAAGCGCGATCTAGTTGAAATCAAAGCTCAAATTGATCGTTGGGACCTAGTTACAACCAAGTACTTCATGAATATCAATGAATTCACCGATATTCTAAAGTGGGGTGCTGGTGGTGGTCAAGGTGTTGGTGGTGGTGACTTCGATCCAGTAACAATGAGAGAAGTTCTACAAACAGGACTATATGCAAAAATCTGGGGTGCCGATATAATGGTATCAAAGATTGTTCCAGCAGGCACTGTCTATGGTTTAACAGACGCAGAAATGGTCGGAGTTATGCCAGTTAGACAAGACATTGAAGTAATGCCAGCTGACGAACCACGCAGATTATCACTTGGTTGGGTTATCAGCGAAATCATCGGTATCGCAATTGTTAACTCACGTGGCGTTGCCGCACGGACGCAAAACTGTGAGCGTGGGCTGATAGCATAAAGTTGTAAGATCGTTAATTTAAAATAAAAACTGGGGTCATTTGACCCCGGTTTTTTTATTTGTTTTGATCTCTTAGATTATTATATAAAGATAAGAAGTTTTGGTATGTTTCATACTTTCTGTCAAGATACATAGTAGCGCCATCATATAACCAATGAAGCAGTACGTTGCATTGCTTATAATTTTTTATAACTAGATCATACATTTCATTTTTATCTTGTTTATTTGCTTTATTTATATAAGATTTAATACTAAGTTCTTTTTCAAGAAATTCTTTTAAAGAGTTATTAAATGAAGTAGCTGATATTAAACCAACGCTTGGGCTATCCCTATTATTACTAGGTAAATGTATACAGCCATCTCCATCAATTATACCTCTAATAAAATGTTTATATAAATTTTTGTCTAACCATTCTGGAAATTTTAATGTTTTTGATTTATTTGGAGTAACTCCTAATTCAATTAATCTTTCACTTAGATGTTTGCTGTTCATATCTATAGAAATATATTCTAAATATTCTTTGCTTTTTGGTTGGAGCCTTGTTTGATGTTTTATAGCATTTTCACCAAACATTATATGTGATATTTTTAATAATAAGTCTATGTCTCTTACAGATATATAAATAGATACCCTATTACTATTATTATGATTACATCCATCAGCATATATAAATCCTAATATATAAGCTTTTTCTTCTGAATCAATAATATCAAAATAATTTTCATTTAAATTATATTTTAAATTTCTGTTTGCATAGTAAACTATGTTGTTTTTAGTAAATAATTTCTTTACTCTATGTTTATTTATTTTTAAACTTTTTGCTATTTTGGTCATAGTCCACTTTTTTGTTGTTAGCAAATTTTGTATATCATTGACCAAGTTTTCATCCATATTGCACTTGTCTATTATAGTTATGTTTTCTTTTATCATAGCTAACTTATATCATCAAAGTTGATAACTTCGGTTCCTGTTTTGCTTTTTGTATTTAGGTACTTATATTTTGTTATTTATATATGTTAGATTACAAAAATATTTTTAAAGTTGCAAATGATATTATAAAATGTAAACATTGTGGTCGCAGTATAAAAGAGGAAAATGTTAGACAAGAAGAGAGTACTGGAGATGAAGGATGTAATGAATGTGTAAGAATGTGTAGAGAATGTGATTCAGAAGTATTTATAAATCTTATATGCAATAAAGGATGTATAAAATGTTTTAAATGTGATAGATGCGGCAGTCCATTTGTAGATAAGGATGGTGAAATTGATGAAGGTTCATGTTTAACATTTAAAGATGCATATGATGATAGTGTAGTAAGATTACATCAAAACTGTTTTGAGAATGCATTTACAATATGTAACGAATGTAATGGTGTATGTAGTCAAGATGATGCTGAATATTTTGATGATATAGCAGATTATCTATGCAATAGATGTGCAAAGAATCATAAAGGTAGTTTATGTCAAATATGTGATTCAACTAGAGCTGATGAAAAATTTGAATTTGATAATGGAGAAGATTCTGGAACAATAAGATTATGTGAAGATTGTCAAGATATTGGATTACAATTTGTTGAATTAACATCAAAATCAGATTTTCATGATGTTGTTTATGTATTTGATACGTTATTTACAATAATTAGTTTTAGTAATATAGATGATAAATATGATATATTGACAGAACTTTGTACGGAAATTAGACCTGATGCTGATTTGATGGTACAAATTGATAAATATATTTGGAGGGAGTGTATTATACAGGATAAAAGTTATGATTTAATTGGTCAGTTATTATCTTGGAAACCAAGTTTATTAGAATTTTGGATGTTTGCACAAGATGAAACAAGTCAAGATGAAATTGCAAATGTATTTAAAATAATACACAGATATTTTGCTGATCAATATAGAAGTCATATGAGTGACGAATTGCTTATTGATAAATTAAATGAAGAAACAGAAGAATTATTACATTCTAGGAAACTAGCCTATTTATATAGACAATTTATTAAAGTTGCTAGAATGTATGGGTTTAATTAATAAACTGTAACTTTACCATCTTCAATTGTTTTTGGTGTACCATGTGAATCTAAATATTCTATGGTACAACTAAAGTTCTTAGATATGCTTTTTGTAATGGTATCTAATGATCTATCATCTACATCCCATATTCCTAATGATACTTTACCAATTGGTGTAACTACAAATACTTCTTTTCTTACACCAAATGCTTGTTTGATTAATTTATTTGCAATTGCTGATAATTTAGATATTGTCATAATATAATATATTAAATTAATCTGGTAAGCCATATTATCTACTAATATGTCATATGAATATAGTTGTATTTTACTGGGATATTGCATGTCAAATAAAACAAATAAATATATAAATCGTATATCTAGATTAGAAGCTAGAAATGAGAAATTAGCTAATTTTGATACTGGTTTAGTTAAAGTTGCATTTGATACAAGAAAAGTAAATCAATTTACTGATTATAACCCAAGAAGGAATCTTCAACATTTTAATAGATCAGAAGATTATTTAACTATAGCTACTGCTACTAGACTAAATTCATTAAATAGAATAAAAATTGCTATAGATGAATTAGAGAGAAATTTTTGTACCGAACCAGAATGGTTAGATTCATATACAAGAGTTTTAAAAGATGCTTTAGATAAAGCATTACGTATATCACAAGCATCTAGTGACTATTCAGAAAAAGAAATAGATTACTTAGAAGAGTTAATAGATATGAGATATCGTGTAAGATTAGCAGAAGTAGTAAATATGTCTATAGAAGATATTAAGACAAAAGTACTAGCTAAGGATCAATCACTATTACATAAATATTCATTTTATAAAAATGATATAGTTTATAAGAAAAGTGGAGAGGATACTTCTTCTAATACAAAACAAACTGTACAGGGTAGTAGTAATCCAATAAATATAAATGTAATAAATAATATGGCTGGACAAAATCAACCAGGATTACTTACAACATCAAATGACTCTCCACAAATGACTAATATACAACCAAATAATGATTTAAAAGAAATGTCATTAAGGTTAGAAAGATTAGAAAATTTGTTAAGTAAACTAATATGAATCAATTCGCAGACCATAAAAAAAGGAATACTTCATTTATTGTAAAGAATATTAATTCTGAACGAAAAGTTATTCGTATTTTTCAACATCCAATATTACATAATACAACTAGAGATATGCTAGAGTGTATGGGTGTTGGCGAATCAGATATAAGAGCGTCATTGTTAAAAGGAGAATTAATGCATAAGATATTAGGAAAAGATATTGAAATAGTTTATTCAGATATTGATCTTTTACAATTTAATGATGAACAAAAATTATTTTTACAAAATGCTGGAATAATTAAAGGTTTAGAAGTAGCTGGTTCTGGTACTCTACCTTATATATGGAAAGAAGAGATTCCTTTGATAGGAATGAAAGATGGAATAAATAGAACTTTTTATACAGTAGATAAATTCTTAAACGGTACTTTCATAACTGGAGATCAATTTCATATACATATAAAACATAATGGTAAAGATTTATATGAAAGTCTTGATTATACAATAGGAGAATCTGGTGGTCCAGGAACTGGATATGATACAATAAACATAATATCATTTTCGCCAACTATCACAAGTGTTTTATATTCAACATATGCTATAAAGAATTAATATGAGTTTTATACAAAAAAATACTCTTAATCCAGCATTAGATATTTCTGGTACACAAAATCAATCACAAGATAATATATTATCAGATGAACAATATGGTTTTGGTGCTCCTTTACCATCACAATCTGGAACAAATTGTACTATTTCAAATTATTTAAATGGTATAGTAACGCTTACTAATTTAACAAATATGTCTTTACAATCTGTTGGTAATTTTATTACTATTACAGGAGCTAGTAACGTAAATAATAATGGTACATTTCTAATTGTAAATTTTATAACATCTACTTCAGTAGATATTATAAATAGTAATGCTGTATTTCCTGAATTAAATGGTTCTTTATCATGGATAGAAAGGTTTCCATATAGATTAGAAGATGATTTAAATTATATTAGAACTGACCGTAAATTAATTAAAGGAACAAGTAATTGGTATGATATAGCTCCAACATATCAAAGACCTAATAGCAGTATAACAAATATACCAACTAATTTATCAAATATATCTGGTAAAACAACTGATGCTGTATCATATAACATAAATAAATCATTATTTGGCGTATCTGTTTCAGTATCTAGTTCTTATATAAATTTAGTATCTGTAAATAATTTAAAACATTCTGACTCTGTAAATAGACTAGGTGTTCCGTGTATAGACACGTCTCCATTTGTTGGAGATTTTACATCATGTTATGTACATATAGTAGATGGGAGTTCTACTGGATCAGGATTAACTGTATTAAATGGTATACATGCTGGTGAAAGAATATTTGGTATTACCAATAAAGGTTCTTCTATTTCACCAGACTCTGTTGAAGTATTATTTTATTCAGCTCCACCAAATGTAGATTTTACTATCACCAATAGTCCTTATATATGGGAATCTGGACAGACTACAGTAATAAATGTATTATATAGTTATAATGAAAGATTAGATAATTTAGATGTAAATGCATTTAAAAATATACCAAATCAAGGTTCACAGTCTTCAGGCGGTATAACTGATTCTCAACATAAATCATTAAGACAATTAATTCATTTTATTAATGAAGGGCCTGCTGATGGATTTGCTTCTGGTGCTTATAAAGAAATATTACCAGCTGCTAATCCATTTCCAACTTCTATTATATGGTATACTGATAATATTAAAACAAATAAAATAGTTGAAAAAACCATAGTATATAATACAAATAAGACACCTAATAGTATAACTTGGAAAATGTATGATATTAATAATATATTAATAGCGACTATAATTGATTCAATAACATATAATGGTGTTTTTGAATTAAGTAGAACAAGAACTATAATATAAGGATTAGTATGAGCACAGATTCACCAGCATCTATATTATTTAATACAGATGGTTATGCAGTTGGTGTGGTTCAAGATAATTTAACGTATAGATTACAGGTAGAAACAAATATTAAACCTGGGTCTTCTATATTAGCTGGAGCTGTACCAAATGATCCACAATTAATAATAGCTTCAAAATTATTAAATGGTAGCTCTTCAAATATGTTAGTTGATGGCAGTGTAAGCCCTGTAAGTTTTAAATATAATGCTGATAGTTTAAAAGATATAAAATTATCAGAACTAAGATTAGTTTTAGTAGCAAATTCATTGGATTTTATTGGAACACATTTTGGAGCTATATCTACATTAACAAATGGCGTCAATTTAGAAGTTAAATCAAATGGTGTTGTTACAACATTAGCTAATTTAAAATTAAATGAAGATTTCTTATTATTTCATTCAACAAATTCTATATTTTTAAATGAATCTGGCCCTAAAGATGTTATAGCAGCTGGATACCTTTTAGGAGGAGCTATTGTATTGAAAGCTGGAACTGATGATTATCTTGGTATTGTTATACAGGACGACTTAACAAACACATCTTTTGCTTATTTCCAAGCCACTGGCTACGGAATAAAGGACGCTTAAAAATGCCAGTAGAGGTTCAAGGAACATTAGATTTATCAGGTATATTAGCTGATGGTAGAGTAAAAGAAGATGGTGATTTAACTATTAGTGTTAATCCATTTTATTATGATATATCTGGAACAAAAGGATATTACATTGGTACAGTTGGAAGAGCTGTAACAAACAATCAAATAAATTATGTATATTTAGATGATACTGGAACATTAAATGTTAGTACAGTAGGTTATTCATCAGGATTACATATAAGATTAGCAAGAGTAGTAGCTTCAGGTGGATTTATAACTAGAGTTATATCTGAAAGAGCTTTATTTAGTACAGCTGTTAATAATAGTTTTAGTAATCCAATGACAACACAAGGGGATATAGTTGTTGGCGGTGTAAGTGGCATAGCTACTAGATTAGGTGCTCAAGATGGATATTATTTAAAATCAAATGGTACTAGTGCTTCACCTACTTGGGTAAGAACATTATCTGCTGAAAGTTTAGTTATTAGTAATGTAATAAACGATACTTTATCAGATCCAACTGCTGTTTTGCAAGTTAAAGCAACAGATAAAGGTGTTTTATTACCGGCTCTTACAAAAATACAAATAAATAATATAGTAAGCCCAGCTACAGGATTAATATTATATAATACTGATTCAAAAAGATTTAATTGGTATGATGGATTAACTTGGAGACCATTAATAACTAATGCTCAAAATGTAATAACAGTATCAACAGATGGATCTGCTGACTTTTTGACAATACAAGGAGCTATAGATAGTATATCAGGTCAAGCCGATAATAATAGATATATTATTCAAGTTAGTCCAGCTATTTATTCTGAAAATATAACGCCAAAAGGATATGTTACAATAACTGGTACAGGATGGGATACTGTAATTGATGGTTATATTACATTTAATCATGCTTTAGGTGATGCAAATGTAAAAGATTTTAGAATTACTACATTAAATCACCCATCTATAATAATTAATACAGATGATGAAGCAGACTTAATTGGTTGTTATATTTTTACAACTTATAATAATAGTGCTACTTGGGTTGGAACAAGAAGTTCAATAGAAATTTTAAAAGGAACTATGTATGCTTACAAAGAAAGTGAGATCACATTAACAAATTTAGCTACACTTAATACAGATCCTTCATTAGTATATACTTGTTATAATATATATGGTCCTGATTTTAGTTGGAATGAATCTTATGGTACATTTCATTATATAGATGTTTATAACAGTGTAAATGAAATAAATATTATGACAAATACTGGCAGTAATCCTGATGTTTATGGATGGTTAAAAAATACATATACAACTATAAATTTTTTTGATACAGTTCATACTAATATAGTTAAACTTAATAATTCTAGTGGTGCAGCTGGGTATATAATATCTGACGCTGGTAGAGTTGATTTAGAATCAGATAATCCAATAAATCCAACAATATATTTAGCTGTTTGTGAAAATTCATTAAGTGGCATAGGCCACTCTAGATGGAATAGACAATTAATAAGAAAAACAAATATTTCAGACGCTAATATATCATTAGGATATTCTACAACTATTTATGATGAAGTTTTTGTTGTAGAAGACGTGTTTTTATTTTCTATAGATATCTTGCCAACAAGATATCTTGGTTTTGGATCACTTGGCACATTTAATTATTCTATAAGTAATAATTTTGGATCGCGTTCATTTACAGGGAAATTAAATGGAACAAGATATTATACACCATCTGCAACAGATCCCGTATTACCAACACCATCTGATAGCGATAAATACTATAATACTGTATTAGAAGAAAATATGTATTATGATAGTTCCAGATCTAAATGGTTAAGTTATTCTTCACAAGCATATATGGGTGGAAGATTAAATAATACCGCACCAGGAAGTTTCTATAGAGGAATAGATGGTTTAACTTTTGGTCCAGATATTGGATATTCAGTTTCAAAAGGAACATTAGTGTCTTTAAGTTTATCAAAAACAGATTCTGGTAATTCTACATTAGAAGTTGTTATTGATAATACACAAATTGCAACTTTAGTTACAAATGGTGCTGGTAGATTTATAGATACAAGTATAAATGCAGATTTTAATCCAGGATTGTTAAAGTTCAGAAATTTATCTAGCGGTACAGCAACATCAAATGTTCAGATTACAGCTGTTATTAAGAGGAGAGTATAATGGTTACATTTATTGCTGTTAACCAAACAATTTCAAATATAAATTTAGTTCAATTGGCTTTAACTATTCCTGGTAGTGGTTTTGTTAATTTAACTAATTACAATACAGTATTTGAAATACAATCAGACACACAGTTAAGACAATTAGTTACAGATGGTTATGTATTAATTAATGATGGAATAACTACATTAAATCTAGCTTCATCATTACAATATTTATCTCCTATAGCATCTAAAAATGATTTATCAAATGTTGCTGCAAATGCAGATGTAACATCTTGGTCAAACGTATCTGCTGCATTAGGATCTCAAGCAGGATCTAATGATGGATATGTATTTAAATCAGATGGTCTTGGTTCAGGATCTATGGTTAAAAATTTACAATCTATACAAAATAGATTTACGGTAGGTAAATCTGGAGATGTAGATTTTATTACAATTAAAGAAGCTGTAGATGCAGCCATTGCTGGTGGCGTTAGTCCTACAAATCAATATTGTATTACAGTAAACTCTGGAAATTATACAGAACAACCAATGGTAATACCAAATGGTGTATATATAATTACAGATGCATCACAAAGAGCTTCAGATGTAGTTGTAACAGCAGCTAATCCAAATGCAGATCTTATAACATCTAATGGAGCTTTATTATCTGGTATGTTATTTACAGGTGTTACAGATCCAACAAAATGTCTTATTAGATGTTCTGGTGGATTTCATGTATTTCATGGAATAGCTGTAAATAATTGTTCTTATGGTGTAATAGCAGAATCTGCAGCTGTAGTTGTTATGACAAATTTTGCCGCATTAATAAGTGATGTGGCAATACAAATAACTGGCGCAGCATTATATGCAACTGGAGCTAATACATATTTAGCAGTTAATGGTGGATATATTTCTGTACCATTAGCAGTAATGCCTTATTACAATTTTATAACTACAAATCCTATTGAAAAAGGAATTTATGTAACTTCTGGAGCTAAATTATCTTTAGCAAATATGGTCTTAGCAGTATTACCAGTTAATAATACATCAAAAGCTATTTTAATAGATAATGGATCTAATGCAACGGTATTTAGTTGTGACTTTACTGGATGCTACACTGCTATAGAAATAGGTTCAACTGGTGCAAATACAAATGCAACAATTCAATCTGCAAATTTTGACCAATGTATAGTTAATTTTAACATAAATTCATCTACAGGTAAATTATATACTATATGTTCTGTTGATGATGAAAAATATACAATAATACCAGGCGGAGAAATAACTGGTATATTACAAAATAGATCTACAAAAGAAACTTTATTAAAAGGTACAATCGCTTATGACTATGATAGTGATAAGATGATTGACATATCAAATATAATTAGACACCCTGTACATACAGCTTCAGTAAATGGCGGTTTAATAACATTAGTATCAGGATTAACAATAAATGTTTCTAACGGAAATGGTATAATATCAAGATTAGATGGATACCAAGATGTATATGATGTTGATTGGTTATCAGCAGATTTAACATTAACAGCAAACTCTACAAATTATATAGTTTACGATGGTATTAGTTTAAATTTAACATCAAAAACTTCTACTCCAAATACAACAGATATATTACTTGGCACAGTAATAACAGACAGTTCTAGCATAAGATATTATCATAATACAAATAATAAACTAGAAGAATTTTCAAAACAAATATATACATATTTACAAGATACAAGAAAAACTTCACTTAAATCAGGACTTATATTATCTCAAGGAACAATTCAGACAAAAATATCAATAAGTTCTGGTACATATTATTTAAATTTAACACCTATAAATTATTCTGGTGCTATTGATGCTACATTTAGTTATTTTTATGGTACAGATGGTTATACAGAATTAACATCACAAACTGTTCTTAATACAACGCAATATGATAATGCTGGTACATTGTCATTAATGACTGCTGGTTATTATCGTTCTGATACAGCTATTTTAACATCTGATGGAAAAATTAGTTTAATATTAGGTACATCACAATATGCTACATCAGCTTTAGCAAAAACAGCTTCAATAGCGAATATACCAACAATACTTTCTTATTCTGGATGTTATTTAGCACAAATAATAGTTCAAGAACGGAATTGGATTAGATTCTGTAATAGATCGTAGACCTACTAATAATAGTTTTTCTTCAAGTAGTTCATCAGGTGTACATAGTTCATTATCAGGTTTACTTGCAGATGATCATACTCAATACTTATTAGTAAATGGTACAAGAGCTATGTCCGGTTCTCTTAATATGGGAACAAATACAATAACAAATGTAGGAACTATAAATTCTGTTAATATAACATCTCATAGTTCAAGACATAATCCTGGTGGAGCAGATGCTATATCTACTGCTGTACCAAATCAAATACAAGCCGGAATAAGTATTGCTGAAGGGACAGCTACATCATTAGCAAGATCTGACCATACTCATAGTATAGCAACAGCAATTGTTAATTCTATTGGAACAGTTAATTCTGAAGGTTCTTCATCATCATTAGCAAGAGCGGATCATATCCATAATCATGGTACACAATCTGATGGTTATCATCATGCTTTAGTTACTAATACTGTACATGGTTTTATGTCTAATGTAGATAAAATAAAATTAGATACAGTTGAAAATGGGGCAACAAATTCTCCTATTACATCAACTGCTCCAAGTGATGTAACAAAATCATCAGCGGTAGTTGGAATATCTACAGAAGCTGCAAGAGCAGATCATAAACATAATATATCTACAGCTATTGTTGGTTCAATAACACCAGGAGATTCTGCCTCTGAAGGAACATCTACATCATTAGCTAGAGCAGACCATATACATAGTATATCTGGTTTTGGTGTACCAGTAAAAATTGGATCTTCTAATTCGGCTGGAATATCTAATACATTTTCTAGATCAGATCACGTACATGATGGATATTATCAAACAATATTAGATTCTGCTGCTAGCGCTGTAATACAAAGACATAATTTACAATTAACAGGAAACGGTGTTGTTTTAACAGATAATTCTGGTGCTGATAAAACAATAGCAACTATAACTGATACAGGAGCTACTGTTGCTTCAATAACAAAAGATCCTACAGGTTTTCCAAATAGAACAGATTCTATAATATCAAGAGTTGATGGAACAAGAACTTTTACTATATCACCAGTTGGTGTATCATTTGATACATATTATCATGCGCAAAAAATTACATATTCTTCTGCACAAAGTGTTACTTGGTCAGATGTAAATGGAACATGGTTTTTCTATTTCAATTCTTCTGGTACATTAGTATCTACACAAGATGTTAATCTTTGGATAGCAGCATTACTTGGTGATGGTGTAATGGTCGCAAGTCTTTATTGGGATTCCGCTACATCTAAATCAATAATTTTATCTGAAGAACGTCATGGTTTTATGCCAACAGATGTACATTTAGAAATGCACGAAGTATTTGGTACTCAATGGTTTTCTGGTGGAGCATTAACTGGTATTTTGTCAGATAAAAATGGGTCTTTAGATGGATATGCAGAATTTGCAGTTGGAGATGTTCAATTTGCAGATGAGGATATAAGATTTGTAGTAACAAATGGTTCACCACAAGTATTATCACCGTCTGCTCAAATACCTGTATACTATAGATCAGGTGCTTCTGGTACTTGGAAAAGAATGAATCCAGATAGTTTTCCATTAGCTTATAGCGGAAAAGGTGGGTATACAGGAGCAAATGGTAGAGCTGCGTATAATCAAAACACTGGATCTACATGGCAATTAACAGAAATTGGTGAAAATAATTTTGTTATTTCTCATATATTTGCTACAAATGATATGGATTATCCAGTTATTTGTATTCTTGGACAAGATGTTTATACCACTATATCTGATGCTCACTCAGGAGTAAGAAAAGAAATAATACAAATATCAGGAACTAGTGAACTTCTTAGTAATGAATTAACACCACTTGGTTCTGTAATATATCAATCTTCTTCAACCTTTGTTAATACTCCAAAAGCAACTATAAGATCTACATTAAATGGTAGTACATATAATGATTTTAGAGGTACATTATATAAAAATAACGCTTTCATAGTTACAGACCATGGTGATTTAACTGGACTACTAACAGATGATCATACCCAATATTTATTGGCTAATGGTACAAGATCTATGTCTGGTTCATTAAATATGAATACCAACAATATAACAAATGTTGGTTTAATAAATAATTGGTATGATTATGGTCCATCTGCTACAGACCCAACTGTACCTACACCAGCTAATGGTTATAAGTATTACAATACAGTTATAGGTTGTGATATGTATTATGATGCAGTCAGAGCTAAATGGCTTGGATGTGAAAAAAATGTATATTCTGGTGCTGCTGGTAATACAATAGTTGGTGCATTTTTTAGAGGTATAGATTCATTGGCATTTGGTACAAATATAGGTATACCAGTTGTTAAAGGAACTATAACAGGTTTAATGATAAGTATGACAACATCAGTTTCTGCGGTTGTTGAAATATTATTGGATAATACTGTTATAACATCAATAAATCTTACAACAGCAGGATTAACTACAGATTTAACAATAAATGCAGATTTTGATCAAGGTCTTTTAAAGTTTAGAAATAAAGCAATCGGAAGCGCAACAATGGAAAATGTACAAATTAATTGTATATATAAGAGGAGAGCATAATGGCTAGACCAATTTTTATAGCGGTAAATCAAACAGCTTCTGATATTATATTAGAACAATTAAGAGTAACTGTACCTGCTAGTAGTCAAGTTACAATATCTACAAATGATGAAATTTGGAGAATACAAGAAGATAAAGAATTGCTTGCTCAAGTAAATGCTGGAAATATATTGATTAATAATGGTACAACTACATTTAATCAAGCTGATTCCATTCAGTATTTATCTATGATTGCAACAAAAAATTCATTAACAGCTGTACCATCAAATGCTGACCATACAGAATGGTCAAATGTTTCAACATCATTAGGTGGTCAAGCAGGTATAAATGCAAACTATGTTTTTAAATCAGATGGAGCCGGTTCTGGCTCAATGGTTAAAAATACTCAAGTAATATCAAGAAGAATTACAGTTGGTTTATCTGGAGACGTTGATTATACATCAATAGCTTCAGCTATAACAGCTGCTATATCTGGTGGAGCAAGCGCTACTACTCCATGGGAAATATCAATATCTCCAGGAACATATACAGAACCACCAATGACAATTCAGCCTGGTATAGCATTAACTGCTAATCATTCTACACGTATTGATTCTGTATTTATTGTTGCTTCAAATGCAGCAGCTGACTTATTTACATGTACAGGTGGTTATATAGCAGGTATACGTGCATCAGGCGTTACAGATACTTCTAAATGTTTATTTCGTTGTGCTACAGCTGCTACACAAACTGTATTTCATGGAGTTTCAATTAGAAATTGTTCAAATGGATGGATAATTTCTAATGGCGCTACTGTATTACAAAATATATGTACTTGTATTATTACTGGAGCTGGACAAGCAGTAACAACTTTTGCAACAGTTACTGGTACAAATTCTTATTTAGGTATTGTAAATAATGTTATTTATGCCCCACCAGCAGTATTAGCAGCTTATTCTATAAATCCAATACAAACAGTTTACAGAATAACTTCTAGTGCAGAGTGTTATATATCTGGAGCAAGTTATCGTGTAGCACCAAAAGATAGTACAGCTGATATTATTAATGCAGATGGTGGTTGTAAAGTAACATTAATAAATTGTGAAGTTTCAAATTCAGGTAATGTTATTCATATTGGTGCAAGTGGTACAAATACACAGGTAACAACTGCATCAGCAGTATTTACAAATAATACATTAAATATATTTAATGAGTCTTCTACTGGAAAAATTTTTAGTAATCATACAAGTGATACAGAAAGATATTCAGCTGTAACTGGATCAGAAAGAACTGGCATTGCACAATATAGAGATCTAAATTTATTTAGATTAATTGGAGATCTAGAATATAGATTTGATACAGATAAAAATCTTAATTTAAAAGATTTTTTTTATGATTATTCATCAACAGGTGTTAGTGAAGGTGGTGTAGTTTCAGCAGGTACTGGATTACATGTAGATATAACAGCTGGTGAAGGATTTGTTAGAAGAGATACACCATATTATGATTCATTTTCTGTTACATGGAATTCATACACAGCATTACCATTAACAGCAAGCACAACAAATTATATTTGTTATGATCATAATACATCTTCATTAGTTGCTGATACATCGTCTCCAGGTTCAGATAAAGTATTATTAGCAACAGTTGTGACTGATGGATCTGGTATTAGATTTTTACATAAAACAAAACATATGGTGCAAGCACCAATATCATATATACACGAGTATTTATTAAATACTCGTAAAACATTTCAACTATCTGGTATAGCTACTATAGAAGGTACAACAAATAGAAAAATAGATATTAGTTCTGGTACATATTATTTAGCTTTAGAACAAATATCTGTTGCTGGATCTAGTGGAGACGCTACATTTAGTTATTTTTATGGAACAAATGGCGTTACAGAAGTTTCAGGACAGACATTATTAGATATTACTCAATATGATAATGCTGGTACATTAACAACTATGACAGATGGTTATTATAGAGCAGACACTGTCTATATTACATCTGATAATAGAATAAGTGTAATATATGGAACATCTGAATATTCATCTTCATTATTAGCTCAAGCTGCTCCAATAGCAAATGCTCCAACATTTATATCTGATACAGCATTTTCTACAGCAAAAGTAATAGTGTTAAAAAATACAGGTATATCTACTATAATAGATATAAGACCTTCAGCAAATACAACAGCAGGTAGTGGTGGAGGCGGTGTTTCTGTACACGCTGCATTAGCAGGGTTATCATCTGACGATCATACTCAATATTTATTAGCATCAGGCGTACGTTCAATGTCTGGTTCTTTAAATATGGGTAGTAATTCTATTACAAATGTTGGAACTGTAGATGGTGTTACAGTTTCTTCTCATGCTACAAGACATAATCCTGGCGGATCAGATGCATTAGCAATAGGAACTCCAGTTGCTATTTCAGTTGGAGCTTCACCATCTAATGGTACAGGTTCAAGTTATTCTTTAAATGATCATCAACATGGAATAACAGCAGGTACACCAGTTTCTATTGGTGCGTCTAATTCAGACGGAACAGCTTCTTCTGTATCAAGATCAGATCATATTCATAATCATGGTAATCAAACAGATGGTTATCATCACGCATTAGTTATTGCTGGAACTACTCATGGCTTTATGTCATTAACAGACAAAACTAAATTAGATGGTATAGAAGCTTTAGCAACTAATACTCCTTTATCGTCAACTACTCCTAGTTCTATAGACGCTACAACAGGTATTATTGGTACAGGTATTACAGCAGCTAGATCTGATCATACACATACTGTTAATACAGCAGCGCCATCCTCTATAGTTGTTGGAGGAAGTAATGTAACCGGAACCGCTGTAACATTATCTAGATCAGATCATATTCATGCTTTACCTGCATTTGGAAGTACATCTGGTACATTTACAGAAGGTAATGATTCTAGATTATCTGATGATAGAACATCTTCTGGTATTAGAACTGCTACAACAGTAGTAGTTACATCTGCAGCTACAGCACCAACTTCTGGACAAGCTTTAGTAGCTTCTTCTTCTACTTTAGCATCTTGGATATCCGTTGTACCAGCAAGTAGAACAATAAGCACAACAAATGGTTTAACAGGTGGTGGCGCTTTATCTGCAGATTTAACTATATCACCAACATATGGTTCAACAGCTAATACTATAACACAAGGAAATGATAGTAGATTATCTGATGATAGGACATCTTCTGGTTTAAGAACCGCTACAACTATAGTTTCTGTCTCAGCAGCAACTGCTCCAACATCTGGGCAAGTATTAACAGCATCATCTGGTACATTAGCTTCTTGGACAACACCTTTAGCTTTAACATCATCATCACCTGTTAATATAACTAAAGCTACCGCTGTTGTAGGAGTTGCCACAGATGCAGCAAGAGCAGATCATAAACATGATATTACAACTGCTTCAGCTATTTCATTATCTGTTGGAGGTTCTAGCTCTGAAGGAACTGCAACAAGTCTAGCGAGATCAGATCATACACATAGTTTACCTGCATTTGGTACAACTTCAGGAACTTTTGCAGAAGGTAATGATAGTAGATTATCTGATGATAGAACAGCTTCAGGTTTAAGATCTGCAACGACAATAGTATCTATATCGGCAGCAACAGCACCTACAGCTGGACAAACATTAGTAGCATCATCAGGTACATTAGCAACATGGGTAACTCCATTAGCTTTAACATCTTCAGCTCCAGTAAATGTAACTAAAGCTGCGGCATCTGTAGGAGTTGCTACAGATTCTGCAAGATCTGATCATAAACATGATGTAACAACTGCTACAGCCGTTTCATTATCAGTTGGTGGATCAAATGCAGAAGGAACATCTACAAGTTTAGCAAGAGCTGACCACACTCATAGTTTACCAGCATTTGGAAGCACAGCTGGCACATTTACAGAAGGTAATGATTCTAGATTATCAGATGATAGAACTGCCTCTGGAGTAAGAACAGCTACGACAGTAGTAGTTACATCTGCAGCAACAGCTCCTACAGCAAATCAAGTATTAATGGCTTCATCCAGTACATTAGGAGCTTGGCAAACAATATTAACTTCTACATCTCCATCAAATGTAGATAAATCAGCAGCAGTAGTTGGAACAGCAACTGATTTAGCAAGGGCAGATCATAAACATGATATTAGTACAGCTAGTGCTACTGGATTATCTATTGGAGGATCTAATTCTGAAGGAACAGCTACAACTATTGCAAGATCAGATCATACTCATGCTCTTCCAGCATTTGGTACAATAGCAGGAACAATAGCTCAAGGTAATGATAGTAGATTTACAGATGATAGAACAGCATCTGGATTAAGAACAGCTACAACAATAGTTTCGACATCAGCTGCTACAGCGCCAACATCAGGTCAAGTATTAACTGCTTCTTCAGGAACGCTAGCTTCTTGGGTAACTCCATTATCTTTAGCATCAACTGCGCCTGTAAACATTGATAAATCTACAGCAGCGGTTGGAACAGGAACTACAGCTGCAAGAGCAGATCATAAACATGATATAACAACTGCAACTGCTGTAGCAACAGTAATTGGTGGAGCAAATGCTGAAGGTGTATCTACTTCATTAGCTAGAGCAGACCATGTTCACGCTATGGTTGCATATGGAACAACAGCTGGAACTATTGCTCAAGGAAATGATAGTAGATTTACGGATGACAGAACAGCTTCTGGAATTAGAACTGCAAGTACTGTAGTTGTTACATCAGCTGCTACAGCGCCAACATCAGGACAGGCATTAGTTGCTTCATCAAATACTTTAGCAAGTTGGGTAACTGTTGTACAAGCTACAAGAAATGTTAATACAAGTAACGGTATAACAGGAGGAGGAGCTTTATCAGCAGATTTAACAATAAGTCCAACATATGGATCAACTGCAAATACAATATGTCAAGGCAATGATTCTAGATTATCAGATGATAGAACGGCATCTGGATTAAGAACAGCAACTACAACTGTATCTATATCAGGAGCTACTGCACCAACTGTTGGACAAACATTAGTTGCTACAAGTAGTACAAATGCAACTTGGCAAACATTAACTCCAGTAAGTACTATAAATATACAAAATGAAGGTGTTAATGTTACTGGAACACCACACAGTACATTAAATTTTACAGGTAATATAGTTTCTATAACAAATGCTGGTGGTGGAGTTGCAACAATAGCATTAGCAAATCCTACAGCTGCAACTGTTACTGGAACAACTACTATTACAAATGCAAGTGCAACAGATGTATTAATGACAGGCATGACAGTTACGCCAGCTGCAGGTAATTACTTGGTTTGTTTTAGAGGTGATACAATATCTACTTCTACTACAACAATGACAATGAGTATTTATGTTGGCGGTGTAATAAACACAGCTTCTGAAAGTATTTGTACCGCAAGCGCTGCTACACAAAAATTTACTTTTTGTTCACAAGCTTTAGTAACGGTAAATGGTTCACAAGCAATTGAAGGTCGTTGGAGAAGAGCAGCTGGAACACAAACTAATACAAGGCGTGTATTAAGTTATATAAGAGTTGCATAATTAAATAATAATAAAGTAGGATAAAAAATGTCATCTCAAAAATATACATTCGTAATAGCGACAGCGTTTCCAAATAGTAAAATAGATAGTGATAGATTACAACTTGAAATAAATTCAAGTTTAATAACTATTGCATTAGAAAATGTACAAACACATGATGGTTATTGTGATGTAACTTTTAAAACATCTTTAAGTAATAATGAAGAAAATATATTAAATACAATTATTTCTACACATAGTGGAGAAGTTTTTTATGTAGGCCCTCCTTTATCATCAACTGGAGCGCCAATAGTTCAATTAGTAAATAGACAAGGCGATGATGTTCCAGTATTTGCTAATGCACCAAGAATAGGTGATGAGGTAATATATACAACACATAATTTTTGTGATAAATGTACATGGTTTGGAGATTCTGTACGTGTTACAGATGAAATATTAACTGATAGTGGAGATCATAAAAGATATAATTGTTTAAATATTAATATTATAGATATGATTTCTGGAAGAGTACAAGATGATGATGGGCATGTTGCAGAACAACAACAATTAAATCCAGAAGATCCTCATGGTTATCAAGTTATTGTTAAGGTTGATGATATTGAAAAAGTTATGAGAGAGCCATTAGAAGAATCTGGTGGTGACTATGAAGTATTTTGGGAAGATGGTTATATACAATTTTTTTCTGAAGTATCTTCCAACTCTGTAGTAAAATGTTCATATTCATATGCAACTACTTCTAATTTTTATCTTAGACCATTACCAGGAAAAAATTTACATATAGAAGCAGCAGAAACTGATTTTTCATATGATATTATAATGACAGATGGAATTGAATATAATGTATATGGTTATGTTGATGTTTTTGCACCACAATATATGTATAAAAGATTAACTGGAACAGCTCAATTTACAAATGGTAGTACTACAGTAATTGGAATAAATACATTATTTACAACAGAAGTAAGTATTGGTAAATATATAAGAATAGAAACAGATGGTCCTGAATCATATATGTTAGTATCAAATATTATTTCAGATACAGAAATCACATTAGTTTCACAATATACTGGATCTAGTACAACTTTAACAGTTGCTTGTTCAAATAATTTTACTGGTGTATATCCATCTTTAACAAAGATACCATTATCAAGAACAAGATATAAAAAGTTTTATAATATAGTACAAGAAGCTATTGGTTCATATCCAAGTTTACCTGCAATTGGTTGTACAACAGAACAATCTAATATAACTTCATTAAATGAATTTAGAAGAAAAGCAAGAGGTACAAAAAGTGCAATGCAATCTATACCATTTAGATATGGGACAATAAGAGAATTAGTGTCAGATAGTGGTTTAGAGTTAAGAGTAACAACATCTCATCATAGAATGTTTGGAGGAGAAAGTGCTACGTTAACATTTTATTGTACGTCTCATGATTCAAGTCATAAGTTCTAACAATAATAGGATAAATATGAAAAAAGCACTTGTATTGTCTGGTGGTCGGAGTTAAAGGGGCATTTCAAGCCGGTGTTCTTAAATTTTTATTAGGTGTAAAAGAAGAAAGATATGATATTATTACAGGAGTATCTGTTGGCGCTTTAAATGGCGCTTTTGTTTCTCAATTTCATAAAAATGATGCATATATAGCAGCAAAAGAATTAGAAAATTTTTGGTTAAGTATAAATAATGACAGTATTTATGAAAACTGGTGTATACCATATGTTTCTGCTATATGGAAATCTAGTATATACAATTCAGCACCATTACAAAAACTTATAAGAAAAAATATTCATTTAACTTTAATTAATAATTGTAATAGAGAGGTAATAGTTGGTGCTGTAAATTTAACAAATGGTAATTATAGAACATTTTCAAATTATAGAGACCCTGTTAATTTTATTAATGGTGTTATAGCATCTTCAGCATTTCCTGGATTTTTTTGTCCAATAGAAATAGGTGGAGATCTATATTCTGATGGTGGAATAAAAGAAATAACACCTCTAAAAGCGGCTATAGAAGCTGGTGCTACAGATATAGATATTATTATTTGTTCTCCAGAATATACAACTTCTAAAATTTCAAAAAATCCAAATACATTAGATTTGCTAATGCATACAATAGATTTAATGTCTGATGAAATTATGTCTGGAGATTTAGTAATAGCACAAAATTATAATAAATTAAGTTTAGTTGGTGCTTCAAGTAAAAAAAATATACCTATAAATATATATAGACCAAAAGCGAATCTTGTAGACAATTCTTTAGATTTTTCACATGAAGCAATTGTTTCTATGATAGAAACTGGGTATAATTTAGCCTTTTCAAAAGGATAATTATTCTAAGATTAAATTATCCATATTTGTAGCAACCCATATATCATTTGTATAATTGCTTAATATATAATTAGCATCAAACCAAGTATGGCCATTAATTCCCCATGAGTTACTCCAAGAGTTTCTTATATAGAATTTAAGGCCATTATCTTTTCTATATCCAGTAATTATCATTGCATGTCCACCAATACTAACATTTGGTGTTGTCCATACTTTATCAACATTAAAAGCCTCAGTAAATTCTTTACTTACACCAGTTCCAAATATTACTGGTGTATTTAAATCTAAACTCATAACTATATCATCTAATCTTGATTGACCAGAGCTTGTTATTCTATAAGCTCCAGTTATTCTATTATCATAAGCTTGTTTATAAGCTAATAAATTTGGTTGTAAATATATATTTTTTTCTTCAAATGGCCATAATTCTTCAGAACATATACCTAATGTTTTTAAACTTTGAAAAGCATTATGGATATAACAACCTTCGTTCATATTTGAATTGCCACCAAGATTTCTTGCATTATAATATACAAACATTCTTGATAACTGTGTAACATTTGATGGATCTTTTAATCCTGTTAATATTTCTAATGCATCAGCTGCAGCATTAGCTACGCATGACATTGTTTGTAGTTGATCAGATATTGGAGTATATTCTTTTATAATATGTTCTATTTTATATGAAGATGCTGTTGATGATAAAGTAGTATTGTATCCTTTAAATGTTTGAAAGGACACATTGTCTGGAGTTGGTTGATAATTTAATTTCATTTGCTACCTGTACATATATCTATATCGCCGCATGATTTAACTTTGCTTAAACATTCTGGATCAATAAATATTCCATTATTTTGTGTATTTTCACAAAAGTCTTTAAATGTTTCACCGTTTGAAATCATAGTTTTTGTTGGTTGTGCATATAATGGACATACATTTAAAAGATTTGTTTCTGCCGCTTTACAATATGATGTAGATTCTGCAGTTGGTTTTGGACGTAAGTTATGATTCTGTGTATTATTGCAGTTAGCGCCTAATAATGTTAAACATAATAAGAATAGTAATATTTTTTTCATCTTGGTTATATATCAGAATAATAATTCATATTAGTAGATGTCTTCAACAATATTAAACCCAAATAATCTTCCTGTAAAATATCATTATATAGATGGTGTTAATGGTTCTCAATCTGTAATAGGAACTGGATCAAATACATTTACAGCTATAGGTGGTTTTTATTTAACAACTGGTGATTATCCAAGTTATACTACTTATACATTTGAAGTTATAGTAGAAGCTACAACAGGCATGACAGCAGAAGTAAGATTATATAATATAACAGATGCTGCAGTTGTAAGTAGTTCTACATTAAGTACTTCTGCTAATGTTGCAACATATGTATCAGGAAATATTACGCCAACTTCTGGTAGTAAAGTTTATGAAGTACAATTAAGAATAACAGCTGGTTCACCAACTAGTTCTGATGGTGCTACTTGCAAAAGTGCAAGATTAAAAATAAAATTAATTTAAAGTTTAGGATTTAAATATGGCAAATGCAAACACATCAAATTATTCATTACAGTCTGCAAATAATGCTTGGAGTGCTGTATGGAAATTAACAAGAACTATGAAAAAAGCTGGATGGACAACAGTATATAGTTCTGATGGAACAAGTAAAAGTGCAGTTACCGATTATTGGGGGTCAAATGTTGATCCTGCAAACGATACATATCCAGCATTTGATTCTGTTTCTTGTTGGATAGTTATGAGAGGACCAAGTACAGTTAAACTTGGTATTACAGCTGCTCCTACAGGAACACCATTAAGAGGAGAAATAGTTACACAAACATCTTCTGGAGCAACTGGTGAACTTTTAGGATATGTATTTGATTCTGTTGGAGGTACTGGATGGATTGTAATAGCTCCAAGAACTGGAACATTTGATGGAACAAATAATGTTACTGGTGGAACTAGCTCTGCTGTATTTACAGTTTCTTCTTATAAATTATATGTTAGAGAAATTATGATTTGTAAAGCAGCATCCAGCATTTTTAACGGTACAATGTACTATATATGTGCTGATTCTGTTGGCGAATCAACATCTTTATTTAGTTATTTAGCAGCAAATTTTTCAGCTGTAAATGGTACTGTTGGTCCAGGCATGGGTGGAGTTAATAATGGTTTTCCAACAAATGCTATATGTTGTAAAGGAGCGGCTGGTTCTGTTTCTCCAGTAACTTTATTACAAACAACTACTTCGTTTAACAATAAAGCACAATTAATTGCGGTTAACTGTACTGCTGATGCATCTAATTCTGCTGATGGTAGTTTTTGGTGTTCTGTTGCTCATACAAATGTTACTGATGGTCAAATAGTCTTTGGATTTACAAGAGTTGATGATAGTGAACCAGGAGATATAGATCCTTATGTTTGGGTTTATCCATCAGCTGTTTGGCAACCATCATATGCATATAACTCAACAATGAATGGAAGTTCTAGCGCTCAATTTAATTATACAGATTTTGTTAGTACAATTTCAACAATTGTATTTGGATATATGTCAAGAGGAAATTCAGTAACAGCAAGAGATAAAGCTGTATATTTTCAACCATTTAATTTATTAAATGCTGATTTTATAACACATCCAACTAGCGGTGCTAATTATACAATGTATAATACACCAGCTACAACAATGCCAAATATAAGGTTTCATCCAAATTTAGTTTATTATAAAGCTTCTACATTTGAAGTTTTTAATAAAGGAAAAACAAGATGGTTAGCTTTTATATCTACTGGTAATAGAATTGATACAGCAGATTCTAAAAGATGGTTAGCTATAGAAAATAGAGTTACATCAACATCTCCGTCTGTAATAATAGGACCATATGATGGTACTACAACACCAAGCTCTTCATAATAGGATAAAATATGGTATCAGCAGATATTGGTTCAACAATTGTTATTGAAGGTGAAAATTTAATATCACCAGCTGCAGGTTATAATGGAATTTATAATAGTGGATCTGGTAATTTTAATGGATTATCTGCAATTCAAATTACCAGAGATCATAATGATAGATTAATACAAAAATTAGATAGTACAAATCCATCTAATATACCAGCTGTAACCCCTATAAATTATTTTATAATGAGAGGTAAAGATCCAGATTGTGGTAGCCCAACATATAGATTTTGGACTGTAACAGGAACTCCTGATTTAACTGGTGCTAGTTATTCTGGAACACGTTGCGGAGCAACACCGTTAACTGATATAGTAATAGTAAGAAAATACACCCAATAATAAAGTATGGATGTATATATTAAATAAATTAGGAGATTAAATTATGGCTGGTATTAGAATAGAAGGAAATACATCAGGAAATGTTGCTGAAGTTGATGCAAATAATAAACTTCAAGTAGCTTTGCCTTCAACTGAAGCTACATCTGGATATGCTCAAATTACAACCGTAGTAGATTCTGGAGCTATAACAGGAGTAAAATTAACTCGTGCTCCAGAGGCATCAGAAGATTATAGAGTTCGTGTTGGTGTTGATACTTCACCATTATTAAGTGAATTTTTTCCAGGAGCTGCATTAAATTCAGCAATATGGACTTCTGTAGTTACAACAATGACAACAGCTGTTGCTGGCGGATTCTTAACATTAAATAGCGGTTCTTCTGTAGCATCTGCAGCAGTTGCAAGAATATCATCATATAGAAGTTTTCCTATTTATAAAACAGTTCCTACATATATGGAATGTGTTTTACAATTTTCTCAATTAGCACCAGCAAACAATGTTTGTGAATGGGGATTTGGTATAGCTTCAGGAACTACAGCCCCAACCGATGGTGTATTTTTTAGACTATTAGCTGATGGTTCTTTAAGAGGTATAACAAATACAGGTGGTATAGAAGTACAAACAAATGATTTAAATTTTACTTCATTAGTTAGAGCAAATACTAGTCATCATTTTGTTGTTTCTATAAATGATGACGTAGCAGAATTTTGGGTAGATGATGAATTAGTTGGTTCTATTCCTCGTCAAACAGCAGCTTCTGGCATTATAGTTTCTCAAAACTTACCAATACTATTTAGAAATTATAATTCAAATACAGTAGCAACAGCACAACAAATGAAAATAGGTTCTGTTGGTTGTTCAGTTGGTGACGTTGTAACTAATAAACCTTGGCCACATATAGTTGCTGGTGGTGGTGGTATGGCTTACCAAGGTCAAACAGGTGGTACAATGGGAAGTACAGCATTGTATACTAATTCATTGGCTCCTGGTGCTGGCGCAGCTGCAACAAATACAACAGCCGCTTTAGGTTCTGGTTTAGGTGGACAATTTACATTACAACCAACATTAGCGGCAAATACAGATGGTATTATATCATCATATTTAGTTCCACTTGGAACAGCAGCTATTCCTGGTAAAAGTTTATATATTACTGGTGTTAAAATAACTGGAGTTGTTTCTGCTGCATTAACTGGTGGGCCGGTAATAGGTTTATTTAGTTTAGCATTTGGACATAACGCTGTTTCATTAGCTACAACTGAAGCTGCAACAACTAAAGCTCCAAGAAGAATTGCTTTAGGTGTTCAATCATATGCTGCTACAGCTACATTAGGAACAATGTATGATAAAGAAGTTTCTATGACATTTACTACACCAGTTGTTGTTCAACCTGGAGAATATTGTCAAGTTGTAATGAAGAACATTGGAACAGTAACATCAGCAGGAACTATAACATTTATGGTAACATTTGACGGATATATGGAGTAAACATGAAATATGTAACATTTGATGAAACAACTGTAACTGAACTTAATGATCAAGATAGACAAGAAGCTATTTTAGAAGTACAGGCTGCATTACAACTTCTTTATAGAGAAGTACAAAGAGTAAATGCTGTAAAAGCTTTAGCAGATCAAAAAATGAGAGAGACTCCTGAGTATCAAAAATTAATGGAAGAAGCTAGCGCTGAAGTTTCTGTTAGTACAGACCCTGTTGTTTCTTCTAATAGTACTGATCCTAATCCAGTTATTGCTTCTGGTATATTTCCAGGTAGACCTGGTATGTTTAGATAATAAAGCTGTAATAAGTATAATTTGTTTATAGAATATCAAGGAGAGCAACATTATTTGCCATGTACATTTGGCAGAATTAATAAATTACAAGCAGAAGAAAAATTTTATAAACAAATTATAAGAGATAATAATTTTAGAAATTATTGTAATATTAATAATATTAATTTACTTGAGGTAGATGGTAGAAAATATAAAGGGCAATTACTAATTGACTATATAGAAAAATATTTTGATGAGTTTAAACTATTAATAAAATATAATTAGCATGAGCACAAATAAATTCCCAGGAATTGGCAAAAAGCAACCATCAGGTAAAGATTTTAACTTTTATGAAAAGGTAATAGTTACTGAAACTGATTATGGAAGTAACTCTGTAGATTTAGTACAGCCTAATGTAGTAATTCCTTTTGTAACTCAACGGAGTTATGATTCTTAATCAAGGTGCAGACGCAACTAAAACTGTTGAAGTTAGTTTGAATGGTTATACTACACATTTTAGTTTAGACCCAAGCACACCATCAAAAGCATTGTCATTTGATAATAGAGTTATTTCATTAATGTGGTTTAGATTAGCGGCTGGTTCTACTGGTCCGGTCACAATTGAAATTATTGCCTGGAGTAAACAGTGAGTTGATGCATGGGTATATAATAGCATTATTATAATGGATAAACATAAAAAATTGGCTGGTAAAAAGTTCGGTAACTTGCTTGTTATAGAAAGAACAGATAATAATAAACATGGAAATATTTGTTGGTTATGCAAATGTGACTGTGGAACAGAAAAAATTATTATAGGTAGAAAATTATATAAAAATATAACTACATGCTGTGGATGTATGAAAAAGCCAAAAAATTTAACAGAAGATTTAACTGGTAAAACATTTGGTAATTTATATGTTTTAGAAAGATCAAAATCATATAGCAAATACCCGATGTGGTTATGTTTATGTGTTTGTGGTTCAAAAAAATCTATAAGAGGTGAGTCTTTAAAAAGAGAATTACGCGGAAGTAAATCATGCGGATGCTTGCATCCTAAAAAACCACATACAGATCCAAAAGCACCAATGTTATCAAGCGCAAGAGCCGCTTATAATCAACGTTATAAGGATGGAGATTTATCATTTGATGATTTTTTTGAGCTGTCACAAAAAAATTGTAATTATTGTAATAGCCCTCCAAAAAATAAAAAAAATATATTCTTTTGCCAAGAATCTACACAATTTTCTAAAGACAATGGATATTTTATATATAATGGTTTAGATCGTATCGATAGTTCAAAGCCACATAATAAAGACAATGTTACGCCATGTTGCTTTCAATGTAATTGGTCAAAATCAAACAAAAGTGTTATTGAGTTTGAAAATTGGGCACTTAAAATTATTATTAATATGTGCAATAAAGATATGAATAACTTTGATAAAATCAAAGAGGCATTAAAAAACAAAATAAAATAAGTAAAATAATCTAAATATATAATAAATAATACTTTATAAACCGCTCTATTTATATAGTTAGCGGTTTTGTAATTTTTATGGATTAATAAATTTGTATACTATAAGTAAAAGCTTTTATAATATAGGATAAACTATGAGTAATTGGAATACAGGCAGCGGTGGAGGTGGTTCAGGAAGTGTAGGACCAGCTGGACCAGGAACACGTTCTATTTTAATCTATCAACCAGGTGGAGTACAACAAAATAATGTATATACTAGTTGGAGTGATCTATTAGCTGTATTTGATGCTAATCCTGGTATTATAGAAATTATAGTTGATGATACTATAGTTACTCCTGCTGTATTAGATACAAGTCATGATTTTGAACAAAGGGTAATTATATCTGGTTTAAATCAAAATACACAAATTACATCCTCAGCAGGAGTAACTTTATTAGGTGTTTCTGAAATAAAAGATTGTTCTATAACAGCAAATACAACTACAAGTGTATTTTTAGATGGTTCTCCATCATATTATGGAGGATATTTATTAGTAATATTTAGTCAGAATGCGGCTTTATCTGCATCTAGTTCAAATTTTCCTGCAGTTAAAATTACATCTAATACTAATTATGGTGCATTTATTATTCAAAATAATTCTAGTTTTATTGGCGCTAATTCAGTACTAGATATTAATGGTTTAAATGCAATAATTTATTCATCATTTGGAGGATTTGGGACGGATACGATAAAAGGTAACGGTATATTGTATGCTTATACAGATAACTTTAGTAATATAGGTATACAGTCAACATTTACTGGTACAATTCAAGCAGGTTCTCCAAATATATATAATAATTATTTGAAAAATTATTTTAAAGGAGATACGGTAACTTATAATAATCATCCTTATCAAGCTATTCAACAAGTAGCTGGACAATTGCCAAGTAACGCTTCTTATTGGAAACCAACACAAGGAAACACATTAGTTTATCAACCAGGAGGAACAGATTATGGTAATGTTTATACGACATGGGCTAATGTATTAACAGCATTTGCAAATACATCGGGACATATAGATATTATTTTTGATGATAAATATTCAAGTAATATTATTATAGATACTAGTTATGATTTTCAAAATAGAGCAAATTTTATTGGCAATCATAGCCTAGTTTTAAATGATGGTACATATTATTACACAGGTCCAAAAATATCTATAAATGCAAATGTAAAAATAAGAGGATTATCTTTAATAAAAAGTTGCTTTTTATTATGTGATACTAGTTTATCTAGTTCAATTGGAGGCTCTGCTAGTGGCACTTATCCTTATTATATTTATGTATTATTAGATAATTGTTATTTAGCAGCAACTAGCACTAATAATCCTGTAATAGATCTTGAATCTAGCATAAATATAGACAGTATAATGCTTAAAAATAATACTGTTATTGGAGGAGGATATGGTAAACCTATAATAAATATAGGTGCAACTAAAACTTTATATTTATATATGGAAAGTACGCAAATATATGTAAATACAATTACAGGTAACGGTATTTTAACTTTATTTAAAGAAGGTATAAACTGTTTTTTTGCAGCACAAGCAAATTTTACAGGTACAAAAAATATTTTAGATGAAGATATTTTCTTTTCAAATAATAACACTTATTTTAAAGGTGATATTGTAAATTACAATAACCATCCTTATCAAGCTATATTAGATAACACTTATGTAACACCGACAAATACTACATATTGGAGACCTACACAAGGAAATACATTAGTATTTCAACCTGGTGGATCAAACTATGGTAATGTTTATAATACTTGGACGGATGTATTAACTGCATTTGATAATACACCAGGTGTTGTTACAATATGTTTAGATGGCTCTTTAAATGGAAATACTGTTAATTTAGATACAGGACATGATTTTCAAAATAGAGTTATGTTTAAAGTTGGTAAATGGTATCAAACAACAACTCCAACTTTAGTTTATCCTGATGTAACAACGAGTGCAGGTGTAAAATTACAAGGTGTAATGGAGATAAGCGGTGGTAAATGGAAGTGTGATACTACAACTTCAGAATGTTTTGGTTCAACTAATAATGGAAATGGATATTCATTAATAACATTAAAAGACTTATGTTATATATATTCTTCTAGCCCAAATAATGCAGCTATAAAAGCTACAAGTTATTTACAAATAAATATCTATAATAATTGTTCTATTGGATTTACTTCAGATAATAATTATCCTGTTATAAATTCAAACGGTTTAGCTGTATACATCTATATATTTTCATTTGGAGGAATATCAAGCGCTACAGCTTTCACAGGTACTGGAAGTATTAATTTATTTTTCCCAGGACTTGGAAATGATTTTTCATCTAGTGCGGTTTTTACAGGATATTCAGGAACAATAAATTATACAAAAAATGTTTCTATATATAACGGTAATGCTGCAAGTTATTTTGTAAATGATGTTGTTTCATATAATGGAGTTTTTTATAAATGCATATCAAATGTTTTTAATCAACTACCAACAAATACAACTTATTGGCAACCAATTGTTAAAGCTGGCATTGCGTATAGTAATACACAATCATATATAATTGGTGATGTAGTTACACAATCTGGTAACATATATACATGTAAACTAGCAACTACAGGAAACGCTCCTCCTAATAGTACATATTGGATTCAATTAGGCGCTACAGGAGCAACTGGTGCTACTGGAGCAACAGGTTTACAAGGACCACAAGGAGATCCTGGACCAACTGGAGCGCCAGGATCTGCAATAGGATATTCTGGTTTTGCTACATTAGATTTTGGTAATGCCCCTGGTACAAATTTTGTTACCACTACTGTAACAGGACAAACTAATATAGTATCAGGAATGAATGTTTATTGTCAAATAATGGGCGATACAACTGCTGATCATAATGCAGTTGAACATATAATTGCAGACATAAAAGTTTCAGCAAGTGATGTTATAACTGGAACTGGTTTTACAATAAATGCCTTTAGTGATCAAAGATTAACAAAAACATTTAAAGTACGTTGGAATTACTCATAATAATTTCATAATAGCTACGCAATTATTTTATAATACTATTATTGTATTTAAATAGTATTTATTGCTTTGGAGACAATATGTCAAATTGGAATTCATCGGGAGGTTCAGGAAGTGTAGGGCCACAAGGACCAGTAGGACCACAAGGACCATCTGGTGGCTCATATTTATCAGTAGATTTAGTATCAACTGTAAACGTTACATTATCTGGAGAACAAACTATAGATGGAGTACTGACGTCTGGATCTAGAGTATTTGTACCATATCAAACAGATGCAAAAACAAGTGGTATATATTTAACAAGTTCAGGTGTATGGACAAGAACAACTGATTATAATAGTTCTGCACTTGTTGATGGTAGTAGAGAAATAATAGTTAAATCAGGAACAATTGGTTCTGGAACAATTTGGACATTACAAACTGTACCTGGATTAACATTAGGAACAACTAATTTATATTATAGTTTAGTAAAAACAGGTTCTAGTAATGTTAGTGCTGCAAAAGGAAGTTTAGTTGTATCTGGTGATAGTAATACTATAGAAAATGTTTGTACAGACGCTGCTATAGTTGGAGGAACAGGTAAACAAATAAAAAATGATCCTTCTCCAGGTACAAAACTTTATAATAATTCAATTGGATCTTTTTCAACTGGTGGTGTTGGCGGTATAATTACTGGTTCTGACGCTGCATTTATTATTGGAGGTGATGGTTCTTCAATTACAACATCTCCATATTCTTCAATTATTGGAGGGTCTCCTCAACCTATTTGGCTTGGAACTCCAAATACAATAACTGGATCAGCATTTCAATCAAATTTTTCTGCTTATTCAATGAATAGTACGATTATTCATTCTGACGGTTCATCAATTGATGGCGATGGCACAGGTGTAAGTGCAATACTTTCTTCTATTTATTGTCATATTGGAACTATTTCTGTTTTTAAGGATATTTTTTCTACAGCAATAATAGCATCTTTAAATTCAGCAATAAAAAATTCTAATATATCTGGTATATATTCATCTAATCTTTCTTTATTAGGAAATAATTTAATTACTATTAATGCTAATTGCGCTATTTTGGGAGGTCGTTCAAATTTATTAGGTACAGTTACAGCAGGCACAACATCTTGTGTTATAATAGGTGGTAATACTAACGCAATACAAAACGCTTCTGTTAACTGTACTATATTAGGTGGTGCATCTAATTTAATTACCAACGTTACCTCAGCTAGTATAGTTTCAGGTACATCAAATACAATAACTACAACATCCACAAATTCTATTATAGGTGCAGGTTCTTCAAATACTATAACAACAGCTTTAAGAGCATTTATAGGTGCAGGAAGTACTAATAGTATAACTTCAGGAGCATCTAGTGCTGTTAT